TTCAAGATAAACTTAAATCTTTAGATAGTAGAGTTTGGGGTTTATATGGTGTTATCATAGGCGTAGCAGTATTGGAGAAAATATTCTAATGGCTATGGGTAGATCACAAATGAGTAAACAAATTTCAAAGCCACCGAACAAAAAGAAAAAAATAAAAAAATTAGTAAGGGTGAAAAAAAATGCCAAAAGACGCTTGTTATCATAAAGTAAAAGCCCGTTACAGAGTATTTCCATCAGCTTATGCTTCAGGAGCCATTGCAAAATGCCGTAAAGTAGGTGCCGCAAACTATGGCACTGGAGGCAAAAAGAAGCCTAAAAAGAAAGAAGAAGGTGGTGTTATTGAGCTTAAGAAAGGTGGTAATGTTCCAAGAAGAACTCGTAAAAGAAAAACAAAAAACCCAAATATAGCTCGTGGTTGTGGTATAGTTATGAACAATAGGCGTAAAGTTACAAAGTTTAGATAATGGCAGTCAGAAAAACAAAAGCTGGTTTAGCACTAAAAAGATGGTTCAAAGAAGATTGGAAAGATCAAAGAACTGGTAAGGCTTGTGGTAGAAAAAAGGGAGAGAAGAGAGGGACTCCTTATTGTAGACCATCAAAAAGAATATCCAGTAAAACTCCTAAGACTGGATCAGAGATGTCAGCCTCTGAAAAAAGGAAACGAATATCACAAAAGAAAAGACTAGGGCAACCAGCAGGTAAGCCTAGAAGAGTGCAAGCAGCAAGAAGAAAAAAGAAATAATGTTACAAGAGATTAGTGATTTAGATGAAAAAATATGTGAAGAAATAAAGGAATGGTCTAAACACGCCCTTGAAATACCTAATAAAAATTACAACAATTTACCAAGTTGTCCTTACGCTAAAAAAGCATGGCACGATAACAAAGTAGCTTTTTCTTTTAAAAGAGATACAGATTATTCTATGTTGCACGCTATCATAGATAACTTTAAAGATAACAAAGACTTAGTTATATTAATTGATTTAGATTATGAAGATAATGAGAGTTTTCATAATTATCTTAATTTAATAAATCAAATGATAAATCAAAATATGTTTACCACACAAGATATGTGGGTTATGGGATTCCACCCTGATGATGATGTCAATGAGCTTATAGATGATGGCTCATTTGAAGAAGTTATAAATGAGGAATATTCTTTGATATTTATACAAAGACTTAGTAAACTTCAAGAAAGTGCAAATAAATTGAAGAAACTAGGATATTATGATAAATATTATAATGAGTATAATGTTAAAGACATTTATGAGCAGAGAGAAAATTTTTATAGGAGTTTAAAATGGCAATGAGTCCAAGAAAAATGATGGCTTCCAAGATCAAACCTAAAAAAATGAGAGGTGGCGGCATGGCTATGAAACCTAAAAAGATGCGTGGCGGTGGCATGGCTAAAAAAATGAAAAAAGGTGGTAAAGCCTAATGGCAACATCAAGCTCAACTGATTTTGAATTAGATGTAGCAGAATATATAGAAGAAGCTTTTGAGCGATGTGGCTTAGAAGCTAGAACTGGATATGATCTGCAAACAGCTAGGCGTTCTATGAACATCATGTTAGCAGAATGGGCTAATCGTGGTCTTAATCAATGGACTATTGAACAAAAGACACAAGCCCTTACTACATCTGATTCAGAGTATAGTTTAGGTACAGATGTTATTGATATATTGTCTGCTGTTGTTCGTAGAAGTGGAACAGACTTTAGCATGAGTAGAATTAGTAGAGACACATATATTAATATTCCTACTAAAACTACAACTGGTAGACCTACGCAATATTTTCTTGATAGACAAATAACACCAAATTTGAAGATATGGCCAGCACCAGAAAATAGCACAGATGTTATCATTTATGATGCTTTAACACGCATACAAGACGCTGACACACAAGTAAATACAATGGAGATACCTTTTAGGTTTTATCCTTGTCTTACGGCAGGATTGGCTTACTATATAGCTATGAAAAAAGCACCAGATAGAATACAATTGTTAAAAACAGTATATGAGGAAGAGTTTGAAAGGGCTATGGGAGAAGATAGAGACAGATCATCTTTCACAGTAAACCCTCAATTATCATATTATAAGGTTGGATAATGGCTTTTGCACAAGGAAAATATGCTTATAGAATATCTGATCGTTCTGGATTTCGTTATCGTATTAAAGATATGAGAAAAGAGTGGAATGGAAGTGTTGTTGGGTATGATGAGTATGAGGAAAAGCACCCACAATTAACTCCTCCTAGAGTAAGAACAGATTTAGAGGCTATAAGAGACGCAAGACCAGATGTGAAAGATGACAATAAAGCTTTCATAGTTTATACTAATCAAGGTCTTGGAAATTTAGGAAGTTTATTAACATCTTTTAGTGCCACTGCAAGTGTAGGTACTGTAACAGTGAGTACATCATGAGTTTTACTTTAACAACATTAACATCGTCTATTCAAGAATGGACACAGAATGATGAAGCTACTTTTGTGGCAGAAATACCTTTTTTCATAAAAAATGCTGAAGAAAGAATATTTAAAGTAGTTGATTTAGATTATTTTAGAAAAAATGTTACTGGAGATATGACTAGCGGAAATAAATTTTTACAAAAACCCTCTGATTATTTATCTACTTTTTCTTTATCTTATGTAAATTCAAGCAGTCAAAATGTTTTTCTTTCACAAAAAGATGTTAACTATTTGCAAGAATTTACACCAAACCCAAGCACTACGGGCAGTCCTAGATTTTATGCTTCATTTGATGTGGACAATTTTATTGTAGCTCCAACACCAGATTCAAGTTATTCAGTTGAACTTCATTATTATTACAGACCTGCTTCATTAACAACCGATGACTCTGGTAGCACATGGATTAGTACAAATGCACCTGACGCCTTGCTTTATGCTAGTTTGGTAGAGGCTTATACATTTATGAAAGGTGAGCCTGATTTAATTCAACTATATACTGCAAGATTTACAGAAGCCATGAGTAGATTAAAAATATATGGCGAAAGTCAAGAAAACACAGACGCTTATAGGGAGGGTTTGGTCAAAGTTCCAAAACAATAGAGGGTAGCACAATGAAAAACAAAAGTGTTGCTATTGTCGCTCTTGGCAATAGTTTCAATGAATATATTCTTGCTAAAATAAGAAGCGAAAAATTTGATGAAGTGTGGGCAATTAACGCTATGTCTGCTGTTATCTACCATGATAAGTGTTTTATGATGGACCCTCCTTCTAGGTTTTTAGATACTCCTAATGCTGGTAAACAAACAAACATTATGGCGGACAGATTAAAAGCAAAATTAAACGTACCTATTTTTTCTTGTGAGCTGGATAAAAGATGTCCTGATGTCGTGGAGTTTCCCTTACAAGAAGTACTACAGAAAACAAAATATGCTTATTTAAATAACACAGTTGCTTATTCTTTTGCCTATGCCGTTGCTGAAGAAGTAAAAGAGTTGCATTTGTATGGTATTGATTTTACACATAAAGATATAGCTTTTGCTGAAGCTGGAAGAGCTTGTTGTGAGTTTTGGTTAGCTATAGCTACATCAAAAGGTATTAAAATAAATATAGCACACAGTTCTTCTTTACTTGACACTAATATTCCAGACGATCAAAAACTTTATGGTTATCATAGATTAGAAGATCCTGTTGTTTCAACAGTTACACAAGGTAGTATGTTGATAACACGGAAGTCAAAATTAGAACCACCTAACCCCATAGACAGTAAACCTAACCTTATTGGGAGAGAAGACATTCCAGGAGTGAGTTACGAAGAAAATGAATAGTTCAGACTATATTAGAGGAATTGCTAGACCTTTTGGACCGCCTATTTTAAAAGGTCGTTTAGATAAATCAATGATAGATCTTTTAAACAAACAGTGTGATGAGGTTTTAGAAGATATAAAATCGAGAGAAGAATTAGATGTAAGTCATTTGTTAAGTAAAGCAATAAAAGGAAACATTCAAGAAGAGCTTGATTGTAATTTAGCAGATGATTGTCATGCTCCGTTTAGATCACTAATTTTTGATTCTTTGTATTTTTTACATTCAGATTTTTATCAAAAAAACAGTCTTCCAGCAGACAAATTTAGTGTTACAGTAGAATCAGCATGGTATGTAAGATCTTTTGCAGGTAATTTTAATCCAGCCCACCGTCATTTTCCCGCACAACCAGAAGACTCAAATGGTATTGGAGGTATGATGTCTTGTATAGCTTACTTAAAAATACCAAAGGGTATTACAAACAAAAATGCCGAAGGATATATTGATTTTTTATATGGAGTATCTAATAATTTAAATAGATCAAGTTTACTAACAAAGCCAGAACTAGGAGATATTTACTTTTTTCCTTCGTATTTGTCTCATACAGTTTACCCTTTTAAGGGTGAGGGAGAAAGAAGATCTTTTGCATCAAATATACAAATAAGAAAATTAGAGGAAACTAAATGAAACCAGATACAATTATGTTAGTGCATGATGTTTACAGTAAACAAGAATGTGAAGAAATTATTAATGTTATACCTATTGCAGAAGAAAGGTATGTGTATAACACGGACACACAAAAACCTATACTTTCTCGAGAAGAATCGGGTTCTGACAGACATGACAAACAGTGGGACGGAAGACTAGTGCTTGGTACATTTCAAGATTATGCTCCTCATTTTCAAAAATTAAGGAATCTTTTGATAGAGGGAGTTAAGGCATATGGACAAAAATTTCCTATTGTAAAAGAATTTTTTCTTGAAAGTTCTCATATTTCTTTTAATGGATTTAAAGTTCAAAGAACCTCAAGAAGTGGTGGTTTTCATATGTGGCACTTTGAAGATGGACATTTTAGAGAAAGATTTCTTACATGGACTATTTTTTTAAACACTGTCGAAGAAGGTGGAGAAACAGAATTTTTATATCAGTCTGCAAGAGTTCCAGCAAAACAAGGCAGTTTTTGTTTGTTCCCTACTGATTGGACACATACGCATAGGGGGAATCCACCAATATCAAATGAAAAATGGATTATGACAGGGTGGGTGGCTTTTGCTCCTAAAGATCCATGGAATATAGGAGTTTAAATATGTTTGAATTAGGTACATCTACAGTAGGAAGTGTAAATGTAAAAACCTCAAATCAAGGAGGTCTTACAAACGAGCAAGTGGCAGATTTAGCCGTAGATAAGATAGTCAGTATATCCGATCAAGCTCCTCCTCACATACGGCAACAAGCAAATCAATTTAGAGAACATTTGAAAAAAGTCTTGTATCATTATCTCCTCTTGGCAAGAAAGGAAGAGCGTGGTACTATTATCCATGCTTTGAGATCAAGTGGTCAAAAGGAAACGGCTGAATATATAAGGAGATTATAACATGGCTATAGCACAAGCAATGTGTACTTCATTTAAACAAGAGTTAATGTTAGGTACACATAATTTTGCAACTAACGGAAATGCTTTTAAATTAGCTCTTTATGCAGAGGGTGGTGGAGGAAAATCTTCTACTACTGCTACATTAGGAGCGGCAACAACAGCTTACACTACAACTGGAGAAATTGCTAATAGTGGTAGTTACACTGCTGGAGGTGGAGCTCTAACAAAAGTAGCACCGTCTACTTCTGGAACAACTGCTTTTACAGATTTTGCTGATATAAGTTTTACAACTGCAACAATTACAGCTATGGGTGCATTAATATATAATGACACTAACAGTGATAAAGCAGTTTGTGTGTTAGATTTTTCATCTAATAAAACATCTACATCAGGAACTTTTACAGTACAATTTCCAACTGCTGACGCTTCAAACGCTATTATTCGTATAGCTTAAATTAAACCGTTATGGCTAACGGTTGGGGACAAGGCACCTGGGGTGCTGTTGGTTGGGGAGGTATTGGTAATACTTCCTTCGCTGTAACTGGAGTTGCAGGAACAACAGCAGTCGGTAATGAAGGTGTCGGTGGAACAAGTACAGTTGTTGAAACTGGTCTTCAAGCAACTGGTGCAGTAGGCACAGCCAATGCTAGTAGTATTCATATTATTACTCCAACTGGAGTTGTAGGAACAACTGCCGTTGGTAACGTCTTACCTAAAATACCTATCACTGCCGTAGTAACTGGCGTATCTGCTACAACTGGTTTTATGACTAATTGGGGTCATGGAACTTGGGGAGCAGGAGTATGGGGTGGTGGTGTTTTTGCAGATGTAGGTCAAGTAATCCCTGCAGCTACAAATGTTGCTTCTGGTTTAGTTCAAACCCCAACAATACTAGGAGCTTGTAATTTCAGTGTAACTGGTGTCGCTGGTACAACTGCCGTTGGTAATGAAGTAGTAGACGCACAAATGAAGTTTACTGCAACTGGTCTTCAAGCAACTGGTGCTGTTGGTAATGAAGGTGTTACGGGAACAAGTGTTGTTGTAGAAACGGGTCTTTCGGCTACTGTTTTAATAAGTGGTTACGAATCTTCTACTGTTACAAAAACAGTTACAGTAGTGTCAACTGGATCTGGTAATAAATATTTTATAGATGGTGTGCAACAAGCCACACAAGAGTTATTCGAAGGAAACACTTACAGATTTGACCAAAGCGACAGTAGCAATAATGGTCATCCTTTACGTTTTAGCACGACCTCTAATGGCACACATGGGGGAGGTAGTCTATACTCGACTGGTGTAACAACTAATGGAACTCCCGGGAGTTCTGGTGCTTATACAGAAATAACCGTAGCAACAAATACTCCAACTCTTTATTATTATTGCTCTGTGCACTCTGGTATGGGGGGACAAGCAAATACTCCAATAATCTATACAATAAAAACCACAACTGGAGCACCAGTAACGAATGTTGTTGGTACAACTGCTTTAGGAAGTGAAAGTGTTACTGGAAGTGCCGAGATAGCAGTTACTTTAAATGGCTTATCTATTTCCGCAGGAACTCTTGCATTAACTGGTACATCTGTGTTATCCTTAACTGGAGTTACTGGCACGGGATCTACTGGTGAAGAACAAGTTTATAGTTTAATAAAACCAGACCAACTTGCTAACTGGATTGAAAGGGTCGCATAATGGCAACATATGTAAATAATCTTAGACTAAAAGAAATAGGAACTGGTGATGAATCTGGCACATGGGGTACATCTACCAATACAAATTTAGAACTTATTGGTGAAGCATTAGGTTATGGAACGGAAGCCATAACAACAAATGCTGATACACATACGACAACGATAGCAGATGGAAGTTCAGATGCTGGTCGTGCATTGTTTTTAAAATACACGGGTACATTAGATTCATCTTGTACTATTACAATAGGTCCTAATACTTTAAAAAGAGTGCATATTATTGAAAATGCAACTAGTGGTTCACAAAACATAGTTATATCACAAGGTTCAGGTGCGAATATTACTATCGGTCCTGGAGATGCAAAGTGTGTGTATTTGGATGGAGCTGGATCTGGAGCCGCAGTTATAGATGCTTTTGTAGATTTAGATTTATCTGGTGGATCTGTAAATGTAGGTACGGTAAAAACAAACTCTGGCGATATGACTTTTGATTCTGCTGGAGATATTATACTAGATGCAGACGGTGCTGATATTGTGTTTAAAGATGGTGGTACTACCATTGCAAAATTTATAAATTCTTCAAGTGACTTTGTAATAGCCACTGATGTTGATGATAAAGACTTTATTATCAAGGGACAAGATTCAACGAGTGAGATAACAGCATTAACTATAGATATGTCGGCGGCTGGAGCAGCGACCTTTAATAATGATGTTACCGCTTTTTCTGACAAAAGATTAAAAACTGATATTGAACCGATAGCAAATGCTTTGGATAAAGTTACTCAAATGCAAGGTGTATACTATAAAAGGAATGATGTAGAAAACGCTAAAGAACAAATAGGTGTCTTAGCACAAGACATAGAAGTAGTTTTACCACAAGTTGTTTTAACGGCAGAAGATGCAATGGAAACAAAGTCGGTTGATTATGGTAAACTAACGGCAGTATTAATTGAAGCTGTAAAACAGTTAAACACTGAATTAACTACATTAAAGCAACAAATAAACAACGGAGGCTAATAAGTGGCAATACCAAGTTCTGGACAATCGTTAGCTTTTTCAGCACTAAGAACCGAATTTGTTGGTGGTAACAGTGCTATTAGTTTAGGAGATCTTTATAGAGGTGGTAGTAACATTGCTAAAAAAGCAGGAGATAATACTGCTACAAATTTAGCAGCTTCGGTAGCTACTTCTGGTACAATAGACACAAGTGACTATTACTCTCAAGCAAAAGGTTTTACGTTTACTTATACAACGGCGGGATTAAGTGGCTCGTCTGCGACAGATCAAGATGCTTCAACTTTATTTGGAGACGATTGGGACTTAGATTATCCAAAAAATATTATTATTCCTTCTGATATAACATTGGGATCAAACAATACTTCTGAATATGCTTTAGAAGTCAATGCAAGTGGTGCAGGAACTATTACAGTTACTAATAATGGAAACATTATTGGAGCTGGAGGTGCTGGTGGATCGGCTGGAGCTGCAGGAACAAGTACCACTGGAGGAGCTGGAGCTGACGGAGGAGCAGGTGGCGATGCAATTAAAGTAGCCTCTGATTGTACCATTGTAAATAATGGTAGTATACTCGCTGGTGGCGGTGGCGGTGCTGGTGGCGGTGGAGGAGGTAAAGGCTCTACTAGTCAACAGCAACAACAAGGGACTGCTCAACAAGGTCCTACATATGTAAACAATAATCCCACATACGCATGGAGTATGTGGCAAGGACAGATACCAGAGAAGTCACAGTTTACATGGGCACAACAAAGCAGTCAGGAATTTTCAGGTATTGTTACTTCTTACACTTCTGGTCAATATACTTATTATAGAGGTCCTGCTGCTCTTAGTCAGTATACAGTATTTGAACCTTTGTATTATACCATTACTTCTTTTAATATTAGAAGAACTTTTCCACAACAGCAACAGCAACAACTTGTAGGAGAAAACGGTGGAGCTGGAGGAGCTGGAGGTTTAGGAAGAGGTTTTAACAATCAGCCAGGAGCAGATCCAGGTGCATCAGGTTCTAGTGGAGCATCATCAACACCAGGTCCAGACGGTGGAGCGGGTGGAGCTGGAGGTAACGGTGGAGCTTACGGCACGGCAGGATCATCGGGTTCGGCAGGGTCTGCGGGAGCATCATCGGGTTCGGCAGGAGGTTCGGCAGGATCTGCGGGAGCAGCAGGATTAGCCGTTGAAAAAACAAGTCCTGCTAGTTTAACTTTTACAAATAACGGTACTGTTACTGGCACGGTGCAATCTTAAGGAGAAATAAATGTCTGTATCATATACATGGGCGATAACAAAATTATATACAAAGAATATTACTGAAGGTGGTAGTACATACGCTGATGTGATTAAAAGGGTAGAAGGTACTTTAACTGCAAAAGAAAGTAGCACTAACACAGAAAAAGCACATGCGTATGATTTAGATTTAAAAAACCCAGCCGATTGGTCTGGCTTTACAGCTTATGGTTCAGTATCAGAATCTGCTGTTCAAGCGTGGGTGGAAGCAAGACTTACAGATCCTTCAATAGCCGAAATAAAAGAATTTTTAAATGCACAAATAGCATTTACAGATGAAATTGCTGGATCCTCTGCTAAAGGAACTGGGTCTGGTGATGACTTTTCTGCAACTTTTCCTTGGAGTTAATTAATTAATGTAATATAATCTCTAATATAGAAGGTAGAGGTTGTTTACAAATGAATAAAGTTGTGGATGCTTTAACTCTTTCACAAGTAGAATTAGTTAGGTCTCATATACATTATCTTATAACCGCAGGTCTTACAAAACAAACTCCAGAGGGAATTGATTTTGCAGGTTGTTATCAAGAATATATTGATCCCGTAACTGAAAATCTTTGTCATTTTCTATTGCCAAAAATATCAAAAGCGTATGGAGAAGAACTCGTTCCATCTTATTCTTTTTGGAGAATGTATTTAAAAGGTCAAGATTGTCCTCCTCACAAAGACAGACCTGCTTGTGACGTTAGTTTTTCTTTGAGTCTTGGTGGAGATGGTGGAGATGATTGGGAATTTTACGCATCAGATGATTTAAACAAATCTGACTTTTATAAAATAACAGAAAAAGATAAAAAGTTTACGTTACTTCCAGGACAAGGAGTAACATACAAAGGATATGAACAGCCTCATTGGAGAGGTTCTTTAAAATATAAATCTCATACACAAGTCTTTTTACATTATATAGATAAAAAAGGTAGCTTCTACCCTAAGTATAATTATGACCAAAGACCAAATTTGTATTGTCCCCCAGATTCTAGAAGAGAGAGTAATTAATGAGAAGAAATATAATTATTGCAAAAAAGGCACTTAGTCCTGCTCTTTGTAATACCATAATTGAGAGAGCTAAAGACAATTATAAGTTGGCAGAAACTGGTAGTGGAAGACAACCTACTATAAGAAAAAGTGAAACTAGTTGGTTAGCAGGATCGATTAAGCATTTAGATATTTTTTATCCCGTTTTAGAATTAATACAAAAAGTAAATAACGATTATTATGGTTTTGATTTAATGGATCCAGAACCTTTTCAAATAACCAAATACGATGAAAAAAATCAAGGATTTTACAAGCCTCATCAAGACGGTCAATATGATGAGGTTCCAGTTAACGGAAATTATATGGTGCGTAAATTATCTGTTTCTATACAATTAACTGCACCAGAATACTATGAAGGAGGTACTTTTGAATTTCCAGACGACAAAGAAAAGTTTGTTGTTGAAGATTCAATGGAACAAGGTACTGCTATATTTTTTCCTTCTTACATGAAACATGGCGTTGTTCCCGTTACAAAAGGAACACGATACAGTTTAGTTTGCTGGGTCGGTGGTTTTAATTTTAAATAGGTGACATATGTATTATATCGTATACGACAATTTTTTACCAGCACATGAGTTTGGTGATCTTAAAAGTTATCTTGGTCCAGATGGTATGTTCCCTTGGACATTAAGTGGACGAATTAATGCCATGCAAACAGAAAATGAACAGCATTATTTTGCAACTAATGTTTTTCATTCTAATCATCCTCCTCGAGAACAATGGAATAACGGAGTCGATTTAAGTAAGTTTTTTTATATAACTTCAAAACTTTATGTAGATGGGTTTCAAAGAATTAAAGCAAATTTATATTTTCCTAGTAATACTGGTAAAGTAACTCATCATGCTCCACATGTGGACTCAGATTTTAAACATAATGGAGCTTTGTTTTTTACACAAACTTGTAATGCTCCTACTACAATGTATGATGGAACAGAAATTGAAAGTGTAGAAAACAGATTGTTACTTTTTGATCCAACTACACCTCATTCAAGTTCTTCTCCGACAGATGCACCATACAGAGTTACCATTAACATTAATTATTTTGGAGCAGGAATACAACCTAATTACCAAAGAGGAATGACTAATCCAACTCCTACTTTAGTTAAAAATGGAGAGTTAGTAGACAACTGCTTTTTCACAGACGGTGAAAACAACCCATCTGGAACATCGACATTTGCTCCTGATAAAATGATGAGAACAACTATACTTAATGTTCCAAAAATAAAGAAAAAAGATTCTGGAGAAGAAACTCCAAAGGCAAAAAAATGAGTGCCAATTATAAAGTTTATGAATCCAAATTAATACAAGACAAGCACACTACTTTTCTTAGAGATACAGATGTTGCTTTTGATAAATTAAAAAAAATGTCTGAAAATAAAGATAAGACATGGCTGTACGACAAATATAATTTTTTTAATTTAGTTGGTGGTAGTTCAGAATATTATGACTTGTTTCAAGAATTAAAATGGTGCATAAGGCATTTTACAAATTATAAAGGCAGATTGTGGATGTATTGTTGGTTAAATTACCATGAACAAGAAGCTATTGATTCTTTAAATTGGCATAATCATACCGATTTGTGGCACGGTTATATAGCAATAGATCCTAAAAATACGACAACACAATTCAAAGAATGGGAAATACAAAACAAAATAGGTCAAATATATATAGGTCCAGGGAACAAGGATCATAGAGTTGTAGTTAATGAACCCTACGAGGGACCTAGAATAACTTTAGGTTTTAATATATACGATGAAAATAGTCCTTTGGTAACAGAAAAACCTGGTGAACGTCAAGGCACTAAAATTACTTTGAATGAAATAAAAGTTTCAGCATTGTATTCAGCTATTCCAATTTAATTGGGATATTGTTTAATTTTATGTTTTAGGGTACTATAGCTTATGCCTATTACAAGTTTAAAATTTAGACCAGGAATAAATAAAGAAACAACTTCTTATTCAAATAAAGGTGGATGGAATGATTGTGATCTAGTTCGTTTTCGTTTTGGTTATCCAGAAAAACTAGGTGGTTGGGAAAAATATTCACCGAACACTTTTCTTGGCTCGTCAAGATCTTTACATTCTTGGGCAAATTTAGAAGGTAATAAGTATTTAGGTATAGGTACTGAAATTAAATTTTATATTGAAGAGTCACAAGATTACAACGATATAACGCCTTTGAGACGTAAGGTTGTGAGTGGTCTAACTGTTTTTGATTTAGGTGGTGTAACAATAACTACGACACCATCTGCAAGTGCAGGAACTGGTCAAATTGGTACTGCTGTTGTGCTTGGTTCACAAGATGTTCCTGTCTTGGCAAGAAATCCAGATTCTGGTGTTCTATCAATAGGCACAGGACAAGTTGGAACAGTTACAATAGATACTCCACCAACAACTGCTAATTTAGCTATTACTACAGCAGTAGGAAATGTAGCTGTATCTATAACTAATGAATCAACTGTTACTGTAGGTGGTTCTTAATATGGCAATAACATTTACATCGGCAACTGATAGCACAAGTGTTACTGTAAATGATTCCTCTCATGGAGCTATAGCAGGAGATTTTGTAACTTTTAGTAACGCAAATACTGGTAATTCTTCTCTAAACACTCAAATAAACAATGAATTTTCTATAACATCTATTACTAATACAAATAGTTACATTATTACTTTAAGCTCTAATGCCGCTGCCGCTTTGTCTAGTGCTGGTTCAGCAGATGCCGAATATCAAATTAATATTGGTATTAATACTGTTGTGCCTGGAGATGGATGGGGTGCAGGCACTTGGAGTTCAGATGGTTGGGGTGATCCTTCAAGTGAAACTGCTGGTGGTGGTACTTTGCGTTTGTGGTCACAAGACAATTTTGGTGAAGATTTAATATTTAATGAGAAAGATGGATTTGTTTTTTACTGGGATAAAACTCTTGGAACTAGCACAAGAGCAAAAAACTTAATTGAATTATCTGATGCTGCACCAACAAAATCTCGCAAAGTTATTGTATCAGAACGAGATCGTCATGTAATTTGTTTTGGTGCAAATCCAATAGGTGAAGCAGTGCAAGACAGATTGCTTGTTCGCTTTAGTTCACAAGAAAACCCTTTTTTTTGGACACCTACTGCAACTAACACTGCTGGAAGTCTAAGAATAGGTTCAGGATCAGAAATTGTTACTGCTGTTAAAACAAGACGAGAAATGATTGTTTTAACAGATACATCTGTTCATAGTATGCAATTTATAGGGCCTCCATTTACTTTTGGTATTAATCAATTAGCAAGTGCTATAACAGTTAGAGGCTTTAATTCAGCAGTTGCCGTAGGTGATAGTGTGTTTTGGATGGGCTATGATCGTTTTTATATTTATGATGGTCGTGTTCAAGTTATACCTTGCTCTGTAAGAGATCATGTTTTTCAAGATTTTAATGAAACACAATCAGATAAAGTTTATGCAGGAGTTAATTCTGCTTTTGGTGAGGTGTTTTGGTTTTATCCATCACAAACAAATGCTCTAGCAAATGGTGGGACTGGTGAGAATGACAAATATGTGGTGTATAATTATGATCAAAAGATTTGGTACGTTGGGTCGTTAGCAAGAACATCATGGATTGACAGAGGTGTGTATCAATATCCTTTAGCTACAGACAGTAACCTTGTATACAATCACGAAAAGGGCAATGACAACGATGGTACTGCTTTTACGTCATTTATTGAATCAAGTCCTATTGACATACAAGATGGAGATCAATTTGTTTTTTTACGAAGAATGATACCAGATGTTAGTTTTGATAATAGTGATAGTAATATTAGTAACGATAATAAAAAAGCCGTGTTTTCTTTAAAAGCACAAAGAACTCCAAATGGTGGCTTTGTTAAAACATCTACAAATACTGTATCTCCAACAACTGAACTCAATCATTTACGATTGCGTGGTAGATCATTTGGTCTAAGAGTAGAAAGTT